AAATCATTATCAAATGATAAAATATATCAATCTATTAAAATTAGTTCTGATTATAATTTAAAAATCAAAGAGTTAATGAAAGCCAAAACTGCTAGTCAAAGGAAAAAATTAATAGAGCAGTTAGGATTTTTAGGATGGAATGTAGATGAACTTACAGGTATTCTTAATTCTGCTGGAGTAAATGACATATTATCTAGAGATAGAGATGGTGATTTATTTTCTAATTTAAAAGTAGAAGAAGAGAATAGAGTAATAAAATCTCTTGGAGCTGGAGGTACAAAAGGACCTTCAACACTTATTACTGGAAATCAAGGCGATACAATTTATAATAATCACACTTATATTCAAGGCTCTCAGCTGCACTCTGTTTTTGAAGGAGTTACCAGTGATATGCTCGCGTACCCATAATAGCTACTAAAAAGGGGACTTTCGTCCCCCCATAACCTTTAAGGTTTATACTAAGAGTTAATCTTCAGCGGCAAGTTTCGCAAAGTATGAAAGAGTATCCTCTTCACCATCTGCGCTCATTGACTCACTAGATTCTCGTGGTTGCACAGGACTACTAGTTTTCATTGGTTCTGGTGCGCTCGATGTATCCATCGAAATCTCTTGACGAGTTGTGTTCGATTGACCCAGAACAAGAGCAAGACGATCAGCGAGTTCCTCACGAGTCTTGTAGTTCGCTGGATCCGTAAACTCATTCAGATCATATAACCCTTCATAGATCTGTTCTAGTTCCGAATCATCACCATTCAACAACGGTGCTGGCGAAGCAAACTCTGACTTATCATAGTTACGATAACCCTCAACATTTCGAATCTTCAGTTTGAATGAAGCACCTTCCCAAAAATCAAAGGGATTTACAGGGGTCTCATCAGCAAACTGTGGTTGCATCACATCCATCATCTTATCAAAGATTTTCTTACCAAAGGTGTACAGGAAGACTTTGCCTTCGTTCTGTGGGTTAGCCGGGTCAGATTCGACCAGAACATTTGACACATAGTGAAGTCGACGCTTCTGAGTACGAGCAGTCTCTTTGTCTGATTCTACACCAGAGTTCCAGAGACGAGAGTTGTATTCACCAACAGGATCTTGTTGACCAATCGAAGTCAGAGACTTTTCGATATACCACTGACCAGTTGGACCTTTGAATCCGTGATCCCAGTATCGAACCCATGGGAGTTCATTACCTTCGGGAGCAGGTAGAAAACGCAGAACAGCGTACCCATTACCTGCTTTATCAACAGTGGGTTTCCACTGTCGCTCGTCAACATAGGACTTCTTATCGGTGGGTGCGTCACCTGCGCTTGCGGCAGAGACGAGATCAGAGATAGAGTTGCGATTACGCTTGAGGTTTGAAAACGACATATATATTTCCTTGTATGTTTTGTATGTTTTGTATTACAGATTATCCACGTTATACATTATATAAGAATAGCATTATACTATAAAAAAAATGAAAAGTCAATCGTTATTTATTCGAAAGACAATTCGTTACCCCGAGGAATGAAATTCAATTTCATTGCCTCTGCTTCGATCTTACTCCTAATTGGTCCTGAAATGTATTTCTTCACATCTTCTTCATCAAGTTTGTTTTTCTCACAGAAGTACAACACAGCATCAATGTAACTAAGATTTTTATAACGAACAATCTCCTCGATGCTTTTCGAAAACTTGTTCTTGTTCATCATCATACCACTAATAGTCATTCTAACTCCTTAGACCAGATTTGTCCTACGTCCTTATAAAATACACCAACGGTTCGTTTAATTAAACCATCTTTATCGAATGCTGGTGCGATACACAAATAGTTGACTTTATTCTCTCGAAGTTCACCATAGTGTGAATCGAGCCATACACCAGACTTTAAATACATCTGAATGTTGTAAACATATGTTTGGGCGATTACCTCCTCTTTTGTGGGCGTTTCATTTTTCTTGAAAGACGCAGCATACTTTTTCCAATGTTCAAGCCACTCCTTAACTTTTGTGACATGAAGAGGATGATCGTCATCTAGGTCATCTAAACTTGAGTGAATTGGTGGGTTATACGTCATTGTCTCACGAAGTTTCTCAACACGATTTATCATCGACAACAGTTGGGTCTTAAACTGACCTTTTATCTTTTCGGGCATGTAACCAAGTTTATATGCTTTCCACCCGTGTTTACAAATTGTTGAAAGATACACGTCTGGTACACGGATCATTTCACTGTACAAATCCCAACCACTATGATCACGTACCCACTTCTTTGATGAATGTAGGTATTCTTTGTTACTCACTTCCATATGAACAAAATACTCACAATCTCGCCACGCTTTAAGACGATCTTCTTCTGTCTCTGCCGCTTGGAGTTTCTTCCAATCTGGGGCTGGAGTTATAGTCTTTTTTTCTTTAGGTGTAAACTTTTTAACTCTGGGCGCCATCTTTATCTCCCGTTTTCTTTTTCACAACCTTTTTGTCTTTGTTGAAGATCTTATTCCAGTTATTATTAAACGTTTTCGGGTCCACTGAAATTGGTCTCGGTTTGCTTCCCTTTCCGTTCATACTCTTTCCACCATTCTGGAGCCTCTCGTTTAGTCCACTTAGCGAATGATCGCTTGTCTTCCCAATAGAACTGTCTGTATGAAGTCATTGAATCACCTTCGACAATACATTGAGGATATTGTGACATTGCTGGTGTTGGTTCTGTGAACCCTTTGCTTTCTAATTTCGAAGGAGGGAGTAGTAGAAAATACTCTAACTTTCGATACGATTCATGTACACGACCATAACGATGTTCATACTCGTGCGCCAACTCGAACCAAAGAGAATGTAACCAATTGTAATTATCAGCAGATTCTCTTACCCATATTGTAGATGGATGATTTACATGACACGCTTTGTACAAGGTGTGATTCATAACACTATCTGGATGAAAATACCTCTGGACTTTTCGACCACTTGTTGATCGACCGTACCAAAAGTCACCATCTACTACTCGATGAGTAGTGGACAGAAGCTGGGCATATTCGACCGTCATTTTACACACATGAGCATCACAGTGATCTTTTGCGCAAAGAAAAGGGTCTTTGTTTAGATAAAATATATTCATTTTTTACCCCATATTTTTTATAGCAATCTTGTACACCTCACCAAGAATAGCCTTCTCATGATGTGAAAGACTATTATACAACTTTTTATCTTTACGTGCAAGCTTTTTTATTTTGCGCATCATTTTTGCTTTCTTTGCGTTCATATGATAATACCACTCGTAGACTTTCGATATTCACGTTCAACTTCGGTTGCGGTCTTAATTACAAACGCAACCGTTCCCTTATTGAATCTGACTTCGTCGGGTTCCTGTATCCCAGTCATGCATACAGCAGGGATAAACGCAACGCCGCTTTCAGTTTGAGTCAGAAGTCGAGGATCAGCAATCACGTATTGTTCAGATGTTTCTTCAACATACTTGCCTACAAACTCACCGGTCAGTGTCACGATCGACACAATATCATTTTTATTCATTTAACTTCTCCATCAATTGCTTTGGCGATATCGGGGAAATGTTGTTTGATAATCTCCCAACATTGTTCTGCTACTTCCATATGTTCTTTCTGTGTCCCATTACTTCTTCGAAGATCACAGTAATGCAACCAAGATCGAAGTGTGCCAGACATGTACAGAGTAGTCTGAGTGTTTCCTTCGGGCAACACTGCTCGGGCTTGTTCTTTCGCAATACCATTTTCAAGTGCCCACTTATATACCTCTTTGCTCTTGTTGATAACTTCTCGTTGTTTCATGTTCCAGTTTTCAACTAACCGATCATCATCATTCGTGATCTCGATTGAGTTCTGCCTGTTCTTAGGGTCTTGTAATCTTGCCTCTCTTGGAACAAAATCTTCACTCACAGCATAACGCTGACTAAATTCTTGGAACGAGAACGACCGATGTCTTATGATCTGTCGTGAGATATCACGAGTTGTTTGAATCTCTAAGGTCATTGATACCATTTCAAATGGAGACCAATGATTCTCTCGAATAAGATACTTCAGAAGTTTCGCCGAAGTAACCGCATTGTTTTGATTGCCTGGGTTACTCACCCTTGCAGAATACGCAATCAAATCGTTTGCGGTATTACATCCAGTTGATGCTGACGGTTTTGTCAATCCTACCAATGCCACTTTGCTCATTTTCACGCCTTTTATTGTACCCAAGTAACACTATACTTAGGTGGTTTATTATCACAGGTATAATTATTCTCTTCGATAAAGTTAATCACGTCAACACACTTACCGGATGAAGTACTTATAAGAACTTCTGGCCGATTAAGAGCATCAACAAGCACCAAGACCAAGCCAAGGTACATAAGCACTCCAACAGCAAGGGCAACAAATACCTCTCTCGGGTTACCATAACGTTTTTCATTTTCCATAATCAAACCTTCTTCAAGTATTCATCCAATTCACTCACATTCTCTTTCGCTAAGTTTAACGCAATTTCAAGCACCGTTTCACTATTTCCTTCGGCTGCTGAAATCAACGTCTTGAGTACAGAGTTGGCGACCGCGAGATTTGATCTTGCGTCTGAGTAGGATAAAAAGTAATCATCATACACCATTTTATATCTCCTTCATTATCAATAAAAAAATCGATGAGTCACGCCACGTAGCAATAATTAGCAATTTTCGCAAGCGTGAACTCATCGTAAAACCCCTCTTAACGAGATACTAACCGATCAAACTCTCTTTCTGACATGACAGCATCACCGAATGATCGTCTCTTCGCAACATACTCGGCATAAGGGCTGTATCCACCAGCACGAATTCTGCGAGACTTACCACCACCCATCAGAAAGTTTGCGTTGAGATACGCCTTCTCACCTTCGAATCGAGCAAAGTAAGGGTCTAACTCAACCAACACCCAGTCACTCATAGTCTTTTTACACGCCGTGTTCTTGCGAGTGTCGATTCGGGTAATCTCACCTTCAAGATAACCAGCAGCAGATTTCCAACCAATCGTCTCACCAACAACAGCAACATCAAATGCTTTATAGTTAATCATTATACAGTCCTCACAATGTAAGCAGGTTTACTAG